CAGCCTATAGGCGAAAGGATGCGGCAGGCGCTTCGATAAGGCAATGGATTGCGGACGGGGTAATTACTGCAACCGATGGCAACGTAACGGATTATAATTTTATCAAAGCACAAATATTAGATTTGGCATTGGAGTTTGAAATTAAGGATATTGCTTACGATCGTTTTAATGCTAGCCAGCTTGTAATTGATTTACAAAACGAGGGATTGCAAATGTTTCCTTTCGGTCAGGGCTTTATTTCAATGAGCACTCCGACCAAGGAACTCGAGCGACTAGTAAAAGACGGCAGGCTTAAACACGATGGCAACCCAGTTACCCGTTGGATGATGGGTAACGTATTACTTGCAAATGATCCAGCCGGCAATATTAAGATTAACAAAGCAAAGAGCGGGGATAAGGTCGACGGGCCTGTATCTATTGTAATGGCATTGGGCACGGCTATGCAGGACGCTGCCAAAGAAAAAGAAACAGACTTTTGGTTTATAAGCTTATGAGATTTGTAGACGATTTTATGAACAAGTATTATTTTAACCTTCCTAAGTTTAGAACTTACGAGGATGCTTACAACGCTACGGAAGCCGAGTATCTGGAAAGGTACGGAGTGCCACGCTATAAAAACTACGATGTATTTCGCTCGGCCCTAAGCAGGTGGCTAGCACAGGGGCGCAATAAATAAGATTTGTTAACACGGCAAAATTTAAGCAGTTGTAATTTGCACCGATGAATTTAAGATTTTGGGAACGGAAAACAGAAAAGCGGTCAATGCTAACGCAGCCCGCGGACTGGTTTGTAAATACCTTAAACAATATTTTTGGCTACCAAACCAAAAGCGGCCAAGCCGTAAATAATACAACGGCGCTAAGCATTGCATCCGTGCACGCTTGCGTTAGAGTTATTGCTGATGGAATCGCGGGGCTAGGTTTGAAGTTGTATAAAGATGACGGGCAGAACAGGGATCAAATTATAATCCACTACGCCACAGCTTTAACTAACGAGCCGAATCCCTATCAAACTAAATACGATTTTACCAAGTATATGACGAGCCACTTGGCGCTAACTGGTAACGCTTACGCTTTTATTAATCGCGACGTGCGAAACATTGGCATCGAGTTGCACCCAATCGCGCCGCAGTACGTTACCCCTGTAATGCAGGACGGCCTTTTATTTTACAAGGTTACACTCGCAGGATACCCGGGCATGATCCCTGCAACGGAAATGCTACACTTTAAAGGAATGTGTGGCGATAATCCGCTAGTAGGTTTGAGCCCTGTAGTATTGCACGCTGAAACTTTAGGCATTGACTTGGCAGCAATTAGCCAGAGCGCGGGAGTTTACAAAAATGGAGTATTGAAATTTTTGTTAACGTCAGATGCACAAATAAAAATAGATCAAGCAGGGCCTTTGAAAAAATCCCTCGACGATGTTATAGACGGGGCAAGCCGTAGCGCTGTGCTTCCCAACGGCATCAAGATGGAGAAGTTAAGCCTAAGTCCTGAGGAGGCACAGTATTTGGAAACCCGTAAATTTAGCAGCGAGGAAATTGCGCGAATCTTTGGAGTGCCCGCGTCAATGATTGGAGCAACCGCAGGGATAAAGTCAAGCGTTGAACAGGAATATCAAGATTTTTACGCCCGCACTTTAATGAGCTACGCTATAAACATTGAGCAGGAACTAGCGCGCAAGCTGTTAACAGAAAATGACAAGCTTACATATTACTTTAAATTTAATTTTAACTCACTATTGAGAGCCTCCGCCAATGAGCGCGCAGACTATTATAATAAAGGCATCCGCGGCGGCTGGCTTTCTAGAAACGAGGCGCGAGTATACGAGGATGTAAACGCGTTTGATGGTGGCGACGAATATTTAATTGAAGCCAACTTAATGCCATCAAGTCAAATCAACGAGTATATGGACGCCAAGATTGCTAACCTAATGGCGACTGCAGACAAAAACAATAACCCCGACGGCGTAAATAATCAAACGATAAACTAACATGAAACAAGAGAGGCGCACATTTACGGGCACCGTCCACACCAGAGCAGACGGCGAAGGCATGCCAAAAGAAATTGGCGGCATTGCTGCCGTTATTAATTCAGTAACTGACCTTGGATATTTTGAGGAGGTTATTATGGCCGGGGCCTTTGACAATGCTTTGAGTAAAGATTACGATATTCGTTGTTTGTTTAACCACGAAGCCGATTTAATTTTGGGCCGCACTAAGGCAGACACTTGCAAAGTTTTTGTAAATGGCGACGGTAATTTAGAATATACTTGGGTGCCAGATTACGAGAACCCTACGCACGTGAGCGTCGTGCGTTCTATCATGCGCGGCGACATTACTCAGAGCTCATTTGCATTTACAATCAAAGAGCAGACTTGGAGCGAAAGCGAAAAGTACGGAACTATGGGCAAGCGTAAAATAACAATTATTGAGGATCTTTACGACGTGAGCCCTGTAACTTATCCAGCTTATGAGGATACAGAAGCGGACGCCCGCAGCATTGCAGCCATAAGAGACCAAGAGCTAGAAATTGAAGCCGCCAAGCGTAGCAACGCTAGCGCAGACATTTTAAAACTTGCTTTAGCCAGATACACAAACTATTAAAAAAACAAAAAATCATGAATAAAATTAAAGCCCTAAAAGAAGAGCGTGGACGTTTGCTAGGCGAATTGTCTACCCTACAATCTACCATCGAGCGTGAAGCACGTTCTATGGCTGACACTGAAACTAACCGTTTGTCTGAAATCGAAGCCCGTTTAGGCGCGATTAAGTCTGAGGTTGAAACCCTAGAGAAATTGCAAAACTTAGCTGCACAGGCCGCAGGCCACAGCGCAAGCCGTAGCGAAGAGAAAGAAAAGTCTAACATGGCTAAAGATTACAGCTTTAAGCGCGCAATGGAAATGGCTATCACTGGCCGTCGTGAAGGCGTTGAAGGCGAATTTTCTGCAATGGGTGGATCTGAATTTCAACGCTCAGGTGTAAGCGTTTCTGCTCACTCAATCAAAATACCTTCTGAAGTATTTACTCGTGACATGACTGCAACAGGTGGAAGCTCAGGCTCTGAAGGTGGAGTAAATATCCAAACTTCTGTTGGTTCAATCATTGACGTTTTATTGCCTCGCACAGTATTGGCAGGTTTAGGCGTTCAGCGTTTGAGCGGATTGGTTGGAAACTTGGATTTACCAACAGCATCAACTTTGCCTTCTGCAGGTTGGAATACTGAAAACGGCACAGCTACTGAAAAAAGCCCCGCTTTCTCTAAAATCACTTTCAGCCCTAAGCGTTTGGCTGCTTACATCCAAGTTTCAAATCAGTTGATGTTGCAATCTAGCAACTCGATTGATGGGTACGTAAGAAACTGGTTGCTTAATGCTATGGCTCAATCTTTGGAAACTGCTGCTATTAAAGGTGGTGGATCTAACGAGCCTACTGGTATTATCGGTAACGCTAACGTAAACGTAACTTTTGCAGGTGGCGCAACTTCTAACGCAACCAACGCTAACGGAATCGCTCCAGTTTGGGCTGATGTTGTTAACTTGATGAAGGCAGTAGAAAACGCTAACGGAAACGGTGTGGCTTACTTGACTAACCCATTAGTAAAAGCTAAATTGCAGACTACTGCCCGCCAATCTTCAGGTGTTGAAGGTAACTTTATTTGGCCTTCTGGTGGAACTGATTTGAACGGTTACAATGTTCAAACAACCACCTTGGTTCCTAGCAACTTGTCTAAAGGTTCTAGCTCTACTTTGTCTGCAATGATCTTCGGAGACTTCAGCAAAATGGCGATTGCGAACTGGGGCGGAATGGAGTTGACAGTTGACCCTTATTCTGGTGCTACTGCTGGCTTGACCAACGTAGTACTTAACGCTTATTTGGATGTTAATTTGTTGAACCCTACAGCCTTCGCGGTTTGTAAGGACATCGTAGCCTAATAACTAGCCCGCTCGGGGGCGTAAAAGTCCGAGTGCTGCGGGGGGTCTTGACTGCACCCCCCACGGGCCAAATGTTAGTAAAATTTTTGATCAATCCAACAGGGCAATTTAACCTGAGTTATAACTTGGGGGAAGTGGTAGACATTGAAACAAAGCAAGCCGAGTTATTACTTGAGGCTGGCGCTGTCGAAGTTGTAGCTGCACCAAAGACCAAAAAGAAACCGACTAACCCAGAGACCGAATTAGATGCCGAATAATGTTTAAATCAAGAAGATACACAGCCTTTGCAAATGTCGCCACAGACTACTTGAGTTTAGCCGATGCTAAGCAGCATTTGCGCGTTACGGCTTCCGATGACGACAGTTATATTTCGGGTTTAATCAGTATGGCCGTTGACGCCTGTAGCAATTACTTAGGATACTCAATTAAAAAGGGAACGGCAAAATATGGCTTTGATAGCTTTACGGGCTCGCCTGCGCTAATCAATCCCGTTAACGGGCTCAATATACCTTCTGGCAATTATCTGCGCGTAAATAGCCGCGTGTTGGCTGTTAACTCTGTTTCTTACGTTAACTCTAGCCAAGCGGTAACGGCATTTGCGGGCAGCGATTGGATAGTAGCGCCCGACCCAATGGGCAACTACTCACGAAATATTTTTATCAATACTGCGCCCGACTCAATTACAGACGATACAATTAAATACATTATTGAAGTATCTGAAGGATTTAATCCAGTGGGAACTAGTGCAGTTGACCCAGATACTATTTTTCCAATGGCAATTAAACATGCTGCTTTGCTTTTGGTAGGCCAATACTATGATAACAGGAACGCGATAGTAGTGGGAACCATCCAAAGCAAAATATCTTTAGGCTTTGAGTACTTACTAGACCCTTACAAAATCCAAATAATACTATAATGCAATCGGGATCTATGGATGTGTTGGTAAGCCTGCAGAGTTATGCGGAAACCATCGACGCGAATACAGGTGAGAAATTACAAACGTGGACTGAATACGCAACGGCTTGGGCTCAGCGCGTAGAACAGGAAAGCGGAAGCGAGCAAGTCAATGCAGACCGCAGAGAGCATAAGCAAATCGTTTACTACACAATCCGCTATAATTCAGCGGTAAGCGTGAAGCATAGAATCGTTGACGCGGGCCTAAACCATAACATTGTTAACATTGCAAACCTAGCACGCAATTTATATTTGAAGCTACAAACGGAACTAACAGAGTGAGCAAAAACGTTGAAAATATTGCCGAGGTTATAGATGCCTTAAAAGCGATGGGGGTTGAAATAGATAACCCCGAATTTCAGCGCATGCTCAAAGCTCAGGCATTACCAATAATTAGTAGTGCAAAGAACTTAGCGCCAAAGGATGGCGGAGACTTGTCGGCATCTATCGGCTTTATTACTGGAAAGGATAAAGACAATAAAACAAAAGTGCTTATTGGATTGCGCAAGGAATATTACAATAATTACCTGGGGCCGATGTTTGAATTTGGGGTGCCAACAAATCGTATCCAATCAACAACGGGCAGAGACACAGGGATATTAGAACCCCGCCCTTTTATGCGCCCAGCGTTGGACCAAAACGCGGGTAAGGTAACGGACGGAATTATTAACGGCGTGGATAAAATCCTAGCCAAATTAGCTAAAAAAAATAACTTAATATATAAATAATCATGCCAACCACAGGACCAGTTAACGGCACGCTCATAAGCATCTATAAAGATGTGAGCGGCTCACTTAAGAAGATTGCTAACGCGACTTCTCACTCTATCGACATTTCTAAAGACATGATCGACGTAACAAGTAAAGACAGCGCAGGCGCAAAGGAATTTATCGCCGGTGAGTATGGCTATACTTTGAACGTTGAAGCAATCTTTGAAGATGATTCAAGCGTTGGAGCGTCTCAACAATCTTTTAAAGACTTAGCTACAGATTTGTTAGCAGGTACTTTATTAACTATTGTAATGAGCTCAAACGTAACAGGCGACGAAAAATATAGCGGTACCGCTTTCTTTACATCATTAAGCCTTAGCGCACCTAACAACGATAAAGCAACTTGGACAGGAACCTTGCAGGGGTCTGGAGCTTTGACTATTGGCACTGTTGCTTAATAGTATTATATTTGTGCCATGAGCACTACAATTAAACTAGGGGGTGCTGAGCATCCCCTTTTATTTAACATGAACAGCCTTCGTAATATTATGGAGGTTGCAGGCATGGAAACCTTTGCGGATTTAAACCTGCAAAAGGACTTAGCCAAGTCTATGGATTTTGCTTTGAGCTGCGCGTTTTACGGGATCTTAGAAGGTTACGAGGCCCAGGATAAAAAGACGCCTTACCCAACCGTGCAAAAGTTAGGCGCGGCGATTAAAAAGTTTCAAGAAATTAGCCCAGCGTTGGAAGGTTTCACCGCAGCAATTACAGAATTTTTTGCACCTGTTGAAGAGTCAACGGGGGAGTAACTGCCAAGGGCGACGGCGCCCCGCTAACTTGGCGCAAGATTGAGCGCATTGCTTATGGCGAAATGATGCTAAGCGAAAGCGAGTTTTTACTTTCAACGCCTCGCTTTTGGCGTTTGAAATTAGAAGGGATGCGCGAAGCTCAGCAGCAGCAGTATCGCAACCAATGGGAAATAACCCGCTGGGCTGTTGCTACGGGTATGGCCCCGCACTTAAAGAAACCTATTGAGCCCAAACGTCTGTTAACATTTCCTTGGGAGCAGTCCGATTACTTATCTATTCACGACGCTTTAAAGTTATATTCGCATGTCTTTGATAAGTTAACCCCAGACGCGAAAGCATGAGCGCCCCTATAAAAATAGTCTATTCAATTTTAAGCAATGCGGCGGGGGTTACTTCGTTGGTAGGCACGCGGATAAACCCCGTTAGAATCCCGCAAGAGTCAGCATTTCCCGTAATCAGTTACAACCTTGTTTCTATTGCAGCCAACCCAACTAACTCAGGGCACAGTCGGACAGAGTTTGCAAGGGTGCAAGTTAATGTTTATGCTACAAGCTTTGCCGATGCTGTAGAACTTTCTGCGCAGGTGCGAGTTGCTTTTGATGACGCGGTCACGCCAGATACTTATAACGATTCTTACGTGCAAGTTATTGAATACGACGGCGAGAATCATACGGCTGACGACACGGCGGCGTTTGCGGGTTTATACCAAATTAGCCAAGACTATTTGCTTAACTATATTTATAGTGCGCCAGTGGTTGAATCCGATTTGCTTTTGGAAAGTGGCGACTTTGTGCTTTTGGAAACTGGTGATAAAATTATAATCTAATGGCTAAAAGTTTAAATATTGTAATTGGTGCAGACATTGAAAAACTGCGCGAAGGCTTTAACAAAGCCATTGCGATAGTTCAAAAGAGCAGCAACCAAATGAGCGCCGAAGTTGCGAAGTCCGCTAAGTCGATGGAGGAACGTTTGGCGTCGATTGCTACGCGTAACCCAACAATGGGAAGCGTAAGGCAGTTAACCCAATTAGCAATGGAAGCCCGGGCATTGGGTCCAGAGTTTGCCCAAGTTGCCAATGAAATAATTAAACAGGCGGGCCGCATGAAGGACAGCATCGCGGACACGCGTGCGGAAGTTGGATATTTTGCGAGCGATACACGTCGATTGGATGCGGTGCTAGGTGGAGTGCAGGCAGTAGCAGGGGCGTTCGGTGCGATGCAAGGAGCTATGCAATTAGCAGGCTTGGGCGGAAAGGATTTGCAGGAGGCAATGGTTAAGCTGCAATCTGCAATGGCTATCGTTAACGGAGCCACAGCGGTAGGCAATGCCCTGCAGGCAGAAAGCGCATTTCGTCAAGGACTGAGCGCAGCGGCTACTAGCATTTACACGGCAGCAACTAACGGCGCAACCGTAGCAACTAGGGCAATGAATCTAGCGCTAGCAGCAGGGCCTTGGGTAATTCTCACAGCATCTATTGCAGCGGTTGGATACTTGCTAAGTAAACTTGCAGCAGAGACTGCAGCCGTTGAAAAAAATATCGAGCGTTTAAAAGAAGCACAAAGTGACCTGCTATCTAACGGCGAAAAGAAAATTAAAATAGAGGAGCGCCGTTTGGAGCTTGCGATTGCAACAGCAAAAGCAGAGGGCAAAAGTGAAAAGTTTATTTTAGATTTAAAACGCAAAAGCCTAGAAACTCAAAAAGGATTATACAAACAGGCGGGCATTGACGCAATGCACTTAATCGCTAGGCGTCAAGACGACGAGTTGAGAATAACTAGAGGCGCCGCAGAACAGGCGGAGGTTCGTAAAAAATACGAAAAGGAAAGCCTACAAGTTCGCACAACTTTAAACGAGGCTTACCAAAATAAAGTACACTCGCTCGCACTGGATGAAATCGAAGCGACCAAAGTAGTAGGCAAGGAAAAAATAAAGATTACCAAAGCGGTTATTAAAGAGACTGAGCAGCTCACCGCAAAAAATACAGGCGGCAGTTTGTTGGCTCCAGTGGATCCGATTGTCAAGCAATCAATGGCCGATGTCTTGGCGGAGCTTGATAAAATCCCGCCTGTATTGGATGAGATAAAAAGTGAACCATTATTTACCGATGTAATCGAAGAGGGCCCCGCTGTTGTTGCTACTACTGTAGAGGTTGCAGATGCTTTTAAAACAATGGCGGATCGCAACAGCGCAAGCTTTCAACAGCACGCAAGCGCTTTAAATGCCACTAATATCAAGACGGCAGAATGGGCAGCCAAAACACAGACCGCGCTAGACTCTGTCAATGGAGCGTTTGCTGAGCTACAAATGCAAACGGCTGAGAACATGGCGCAACTTTTGGCCGACGTTGCAACAGGAGACAAAGACGCGGGCAAAAACTTTGGTAAGAATATGCTTGGCGCAATCGCTGGGTTTATGCAAACTTTAGGCAAAGCTATTGTAGCTACTGCGATTGCAACAGATGCCTTTAAGAAATTAATTGTAGCCAATCCCGCCGCCGCTATTGCAGCAGGTGTGGCATTAATGGCAGGTGCAGCAGTTGTACGAAACACTTTAAAAGCGGGGCCTAATGTTACAGCCTTTGCGGATGGTGGTATAGTTAGCGGTCCAACGCTCGGACTTATGGGTGAATATCCCGGGGCAAGTTCTAACCCTGAAGTAATAGCGCCGTTGGATAAGCTAAAAGGAATGTTAAAGACAAACGACAGCAACGGCTTTGTAGCTTCTACAAGTATACAGGGTAGGGATTTGGCAATAGTTTTAGAACGATATAATAGAGACTCTAGCAGGGGATAAGATGGCACGCAAATACTACGGTAGTTTTTATTCAATTACGGGCGCCCTTCACAAGGTTGAAATTTGGGATGCTCCCAGCGGTTCGGGTGCAGGTGGAACGGAGTTATTACTAGCAAATAACGGATACGAAATAAATAGGGAGGGGTCGGGCAGTAAATTTTTTGAAAATCCTATTCGCTCTAGCCGCTCAACTTCGCACTGGGTGATCCCAAATAATACAGTATTAGCGGACTTTAAAAACCTAGCCACAAATAACGAGCAGTATTGGGCAGTATTAATTTACCAAGATTCAGTACTTCAGCACGTCGGCAGAGTAATTGCTGATCAAATGACATTTGAACGTGAGGCAATCGAAGCCAAGCCTGTTATTTCTTTGGGCGCTGTTGATGGCCTTGAGTTGTTAGATGGCTTTAAGGTAAGCGCCGATTGGTTCACCGATGGCAAATTGCAAATATCGCAGCTATTAAGAAGGAGCTTAGACTTGCTAGGCTTAAAAGAATATTGGGTTATAAACGGAACGCAGACGGATTACCTACGCGACGCAGTTAGCCCTTATTCTAGCGATGCGAACCGCAAAGGAATTGATTTGCTTAAGGTTGATTTAAACACGTTTGTAAGTAATTACGATGCATTTAAGGATTTGACTGCAAGCGATGTTAATGCTTTCCAATATGCTAGCGAAAATATGATATCCTGCAAAGAAGCAATCAAACAGATTTGCGACATTTTGCAGTGTCAATTTATTCATGAGCTAGGCGTTTATTGGTTGGTTTCAGTTGCTGAGTATTTAGATTCAACAGTTAGTTATAGGCAGTATAGTTACACCCTGCAGTACATTGGAACGGGCACCTATACGCACGCCGTTACATTGGGCGCAACTTCTTTACGTCCGCAATGGGAAGCTAAGCCATCAATGAGCTACCAACCTGCGGCTAAGTATGTGCAAATAGATACCGAGCGAACTCTAAATACTGGAGTTTATAGAAGTTATAACAATAAAACAACAACGGCCTTAAGCGGAGCGTTTACTGGAATACCTACAGGCTCAACGCCAGACGTTGCACCGATGCGAATTAGGTTTGCATTAAAGTTTCAACGTCATATATTTAGCGGCTCACCTTCAGGCGCAGAAGATTTAACTAGAGTAACTATACAAATTTGGCTTACCGATTCGGCAGGTAATAAAATGGTATTAGACCGACGAAATTATTTTTGGTACAGTAGTGCAGTTATACCATTTTTTAACGAGGATATAAAGACAGATCAAAGCACCACATGGACTAGCTTTGTTTTTGATAAACAAGTGAGCACAGCACCCGCGGGATATGACACTTTAAATGTTTTAGTTTATGGAGTAAAAGCTTTTAAAAATAGGTTCAATATTTTTGGTATTCCAAAAAATCCACCAGACGTTTTTGATAAAGATTATTGGGGGGCTATACAAATTGCTTTTGCAGACGCTAGCCCATATAATAACCCGGACTTTACTTTTAATATTACAGAAGTATTCAACCCATCGGCCAACAGTAGTTTAAACTCAACGCCAATTATATTAAATCCAAAGTATTACTATTCAAGTAGCAAATACGGAACGGGAAATATCTTGGCATACAACGGAACGGCCGACGTCGTGGCAGATGATTGGTACGGCGGTTGGGATTCAGTAACCCACGGCTCACCTACGGCAATGCTAGGCCAAGGGGTGGCAGGTTTGTATCGCGATTTCGTGCCAGTAATACAAGGCACTTGGGTAGACGCGGGAACTTTGACGGCTATTAAGTCGCTTTCTTTTGATAGCTTTAAATGGATATTTAACGGCGGAGTTTACTCTGCGATGTCTGAGCAGTGGAGCGGGGAGTGGTTGGGATTGGTTCCAATTTACACCGGCCTAACTTCCACAGGAGAGGGCTTGCGCTTGGGCAATGGTTTAAAGGATCGCGTAAATTATCAAGATATCCAAATAGGTAAATTAAACGACGAAGTACAAAGAACGCCCGACCTAGTTTTGAGCCACTTGGTTAATGATGCAGACGGCGCGCCTACTGCAGTGCCAACAGTTAACACTCAGTACGAGGTAATGGTACAGTATGATTTGGCCAACGAGCAAATGGAGTGGCACCTACAAGAGCACGGCAATTTTAAAACTTACACAGCGGGAACTTCGGCGGTGGATACAGCTTACGATGGGCATCTTGGCGACACTACGACGGGCTCTGTTATATTAAATTTGCCTGTTGCTAATTTATCTAAAGGGCGGCGTTATTACTTTGTTAGGAAAGGGGCTGTATTTGCCGTAACTATTAACGGCAACGGCGCAGACATTAACGGGGCCGCTACGCTTACCCTAGCCGCAAACTACGCCACAGCTACTTTAATCTGCAACGGTACAGAGTGGTTTAAGATTGCGTAATTTGTTAACACAATAGACGGCGGGGCTTTGTAATTTTACCACATGGCCAACCAAAAAATAAGCGAATTAACTGCCATTGCCACGATTGACAACGCGACGGATGTTCTGCCCATTGTTGACACGTCGGCAACCACAACCAAAAAGATAACGCTAACACAGGTTAAGACTAGCCTAGCGTTAAATAATGTTGACAACACAAGTGACGTTAATAAGCCAGTAAGCTCAGCAACGCAGACGGCATTGGATGCGAAAGTAACAGGAAACAGCGCCATCACTGGAGCAGCAAAAACGAAGATCACCTACGATGCGAAAGGTTTGGTAACTGCGGGAGCAGATGCAACGACCGCAGACATCGCAAGTAGCTTAGACAAACGGTATGTAACCGATGCACAGTTGGTAGTTGTGGGAAACACAAGCGGAACAAACACAGGTGACAACGCCACCAACTCGCAGTATTCAGGGTTGGCAGCAAGTAAGCAAGATACTTTGGTATCGGCAACCAATATCAAGACAATTAATTCAACATCGTTGTTGGGTTCGGGTGATGTGGCAGTACAAGCAACTTTGGTGAGTGGCACCAACATCAAGACGATAAATTCAACATCTTTACTTGGAAGCGGTGATATTGTTTTATCAGCAAGTCCAAGCGGAGTGAGTGGTTCGATTCAGTTCAGCAATGGAAGTGCGTTTGCAAGTGATGCCGCTAACTTCTTTTGGGACGATACAAATAATAGATTGGGTATTGGAACGGCTACGCCGGGTGCTACACTTGACGTACACAACTCAGGTGCTATCGTTGCTCAATTCAATAAAACTGTTTCTGGCAATTCGTACATTCAGCAGTTAATGGCAGGTGCTGCAAAATGGAAGCACGGATTTACGACTGCAACAGGTGCTTTTGATATTATAGACGACGTAAATGCTTTGACGCGTTTAAGCTTGTTAAATACCGGACAGTTAAAATTGAACGCCTACACCTCTACAAGTGCCTTTACCGGCACTACTGCAGGTTTCTTAGCGTTTGATACAAGTGGTAATATATTAAGCGTTACAAGCCCTGCTACAAGTCCAAGCGGTGTATCGGGTGCAATTCAGTTTAGCAACGGAAGTGCGTTTGCGTCTGATGCGGCTAACTTGTTTTTTGATGATACAAATAATAGGTTGGGGGTTGGAACAAATGCACCAACGGCAACTGGTCATTTCAAAGGCAGCGGCGCAACATCCGCCACTACATCATTTTTAGTGCAGAATAGTGCGGGAACCGATTTATTGAAAATTTCTGATAATGGAGCGGGATTTCATACTGTTCCAAGCGGAACGCTTACAGCATTTCAATTTATATCTGACCAAGCAAGATTGCAAATAAATCCATACGATAGTGGGACTTATGGCACAATTATTAGGTCTTTTAATGCTGCTGGTTCTGCTGCACAAAAATTAAGTTTTTGGGCAAGTGGATTTAATTTTGAAACTGCAGGAGGTTTGCAGGTATCAAATAATTCAACGGGAGCAGTGGCATCTGCAATGTTACAAGCGGATTCTACCACCAAAGGATTTCTACCACCCCGAATGACAACAACGCAAAGAAACGCCATTGCATCACCAGCCGAAGGATTGATGATTTACAACACAACAACCGCCAAGTTAAATGTATTTACAACGGCTTGGGAAGCAATAACATCACTATAAAAATATGAAAGCAATTCAAATTAATACAAGCGTAAATCTAACAAGTGGCTTGTCAATTCCATCAGGTTCAGTAGTTGTAATCGCAGAAGGTTACGCTGATGTAAAATCACAAAAAGATGGAATCATCCCTGCCCAAATCGCAACATTTGTGTTTGCAAGTGCATCAGCGTTGGCAGAAGGTAAAGCACCGATACAAGGCATTGAGGATTTTAACACTACTTTCTCAGGACTTGAGTTAAGCGTTGCGGATTACGAAACTTTGGCAGCCGAAACGCTTTTAATTAATGCGGTTTACTCTGCGTTAAATGCAATCTATCCTGCACAAGTTGAGGTAATTACTTTGTAGTGAAACACTTCGATAATGATACAACGGCAGCCATTGCAACGGCTATTTCTGGCAGTTCGGCAGTTCTGCACTTTGCGAATACTTGGCAACCTGTGTTTGCACTTATTTTGGCTCTTGTTGGTATTGTTTCGGGGTTGTTTGCGATTCGTTACTATGCGAAGAAAATCGATGCGATAGATGGCAAAGGCAACTAATACCGCCACGTTTAATGCACGGCCTCGCAAAAAATTGCGCAGGCATAAGAAGCACCAGAACAAACACAAATCAAGTAAGCCCAATGTTGGACAAGGTTAAAAAAAACAATATGCAAAAAACAAAATTTGGGGTAAGCGGTTTTTACAAACCAACCCCCGCAAAATTTAGAAAGGTCGGCGACGGCTTGCTAGTAGCTTCAACTTTGGTAAGTGCTCAGTACTCTGAGAATCCAAAAGTTATGTTTATTAGTCAGCTTGTCGGATTGATTGCAAAATTAATTACTAACCTAGCCCATTAAGGCTATGAAAACTAACAACGTAATTATCCTTAAGCGGCCGTATGCTCCGCTTAAGGCGTTGTTAATGTCTGATTTGCATTGGGATAATCCGCACTGCGATAGGGCACTACTTAAAAAGGACTTAGAAGCTGCAAAAGCGGGCGGCCACGACGTCTTTATTAACGGCGATTTTTTTTGTGCTATGCAGGGTAAGTACGACGGGCGTCGTAGCAAGTCAGAAATAAGGCCAGAGCATAATAGCTCGCACTACCTTGACCTTTTAGTAAGCACGGCAATAGATTGGTTTGAACCTTACGCGCACTGTATCCGTTTAATTGGATACGGCAACCACGAAACTAGTATTTTAAGACATTGCGAAACGGACCTAATCGAGCGCTTTGTATCTGGCTTAAACATACGCGCAGGATCTAATATCCAGGTAGGCGGATACGGCGGTTGGATTAAATACAGTTTCCAAAGAACGGATAATTACGAAGCGGGTGGAAAGTCTTATTTAATTAAATACTTCCACGGCGCAGGCGGTGGCGGTCCAGTAACACGCGGGGCAATTAACTTTAACCGTATGGCTACAATGGTAGAGGGCGCGGATGCTATTTGGATGGGCCACGTGCACGAATCCACAGAGATAACTTACACAACGGAATACTTAACACCTAAAGCCGTTGTGCATTTGCGCGATGTGTTAATGATCCGCACGCCTTCTTATAAAGAAGAGTATCAAGATGGCAGCACCGGCTGGCACGTGGAAAGAATGGCACCGCCGAAACCTATAGGCGCACGTTGGTTGGAACTGCACCCACGTAGAAGTAAAACGCCAAAAGGAATGGACACAGTAACAGCGCACACCTATAAAACAGATTCAAACGCATGACAATTACAGCAGCGATACTGGAGGC